CGTTGAGCATTGCGGCGGCGATGGTGTAGGCGCGACGGGCGACCAGCGCGGGGTACTCCTTGCCGCGTTTGCCCCAATCATTGCCGTAGTCGTGATCGACACACGCAGCCAAAGCCTGCCCCGCGAAATAGTCCCGCAAGGTCATGCCGTCATATCCGCCATGCGTCGGGTCGCCCATCGGAAACGCGGGCGGGTTCTCAATGCTCATCACTCTGCTCCTAAGCTGGCGGGGTCGATCTGGAGGATGGCGGTGACGATGTTTTCAAAGCCAGTGAAGTCCATCTCCTCCGCCACCTTCGCAGCCACCTCCAGCGCCATCCTGGCACCGCGCTCCTCTGCGGCGTCGATAATCGCTTGAACGCCACGAGCCAGATCGTCCATGTTGCTTCGTGGACTTGCGTTAAGCACCAGCCAAACAAGGTCGCGCGCCTCTTGTGTCGGGGTCATGGCTTGGGTTCCAGTGCTGCGAGGGCTTGGCTGATCCCCGTCGTGGCCTCTCTCGCGGCCAGCTTCACCTGATCTTCGTCCGCTGCGTCGGCTATGATCGAGAGCGTTTCATAAGCATTACCCAAAGCCTCCTTCATCACCGGGACTGCTTCGAGGGCGGATAGAAACTTCGGCAGCGTGTTGCGGGCGCGGATCACAACTTCCATGTTGCGGTCAAGCTGACGCTTTAGGCGTTCGTCATAGCCCCAGCGGTCCTTAACCTCGGCTTCCAGACTGTCACACAGCTCCTCAGCCAGCGCTTTCAGTTCTTCAATCATTGTCGCCTCCGACAGCTTCCGCATACATCGCGGCGAAGCCAGCATCATGCTCAATCATCCACTCGGCGCGATTGATGCCATAGGCCACGGTCTTGTGATCCCGGCCAACAGCGGCGGCGGCGCCAACAAGAGTGTGGCAGCGATCATACATGATCTTGTAGAGCGCGAACCGCGCCGGCATCAGATACGCCTGGCGAGAGTCACTGAGAACCAGTTCCGGGCGGACGCCAAAGGCCTCAGCCACACGCTCTAGCGGACGGCGGTGGGCCGGTGGAATGCCATAGGCGCCACGGATCGGCCATGCGCTGTCGAGCGACTTGCGATAATTATCAGTTGTGCAGTGTTGCATCTCAATCTCCTTTTCAATGGGGATAACCTATCCGGGCTTCAAAACCTCGTCAACAAAAAAATCAACCTTGGCCTGGGCGTCTTCGCATCCATACCCGATCAGGCAGTGATCCCCGATAGATTCCAGATACTTAATCATCGCGCGCTGGTCTGGAGACACTCTCCCGCCGGTCGCTTTCTTCATCTCGATCCACAGTTTCCACTCTGGCACGTAGAGATCAGGAACGCCGCGCACCACGCCTTCCAGCTTGAGTTTCGCAGCCGTCGCTTTGGAACGGAAGCCGCCATTGGGAACGGCGAATATCTTGACCGGCCCATACTTGCGGCGGAACCACTGAACGAAGTGGACTTGCTCCTGATGCTCTGAGATCAAAATGGAACTCCCGGTTTGTGGGCTGGGCAGGCGTCAACGAGTTGGACGAACTCTGTCGGCGGCTGATTGTCGTAGTAGCTGCACCACCCAGTCACATCGCAGAAGCTGGCGCAAGTGTGGCAGCACCGTGGCCGACCAAGCCTTGCCCATTCTTCCCACTGGACGAGCGCATCAGGTTTCGGGATCATGCCACCTCCTCTCAATTACGCGACGATACTTCCCATCCCGCTTGTGGGCAATAAGGGTTGGCGGTTTGGCCACATTGAACACGAATGCCCAGCCCTCCATGTCGAGGCCTGGAGCGACCTGGGCGTCCGCGCTCTCCAGTATCTTGGCGATGGTGCGGGTTGCCTTCTGACCAGCGTAGCCCTCATGGGCCACCGGGAAGTATTCCGTCACCGGAGCGTCCGAGAGCGCGCCATAGTAGGTCACGGCCAGCATGTCCTTATTGCTGGTCCGCGAGGTGTGCTTGCGCCAATGCCAGTTTGTGACCTCAAGCTCCTCGACATCGAGGCCCATGATGTCGTCCTGGCGGAGCGAGAAGTCCTTCTCGTCAGGGTCAGGCACCGGGAACGGCTCGCCGCAGGACGGACAAGCCTTGGCCGAGATATGCACGATCTCCCAGCAGTTCTCGCATGACTTCTGGAGCGGTTCGCCGTTGCCCTCACCTGCCCTCTTCGGCGGCTGGATGGCCGTGATGGGGCCGTGTTGCTGCACCACGCCTGCGAAGTCAAGAACAAGGCAGTCTGTCTTGCCCGGAGCCACCCGCATCCCGCGCCCAGCCATCTGGACGTAGAGGCTCGGGGACATGGTGGGGCGGAGCATGGCGATCAGGTCGATCTCCGGGGCGTCGAACCCCGTGGTCAGCACCGCGCAGTTGGCCAGCGCCCTGATCTTGCCAGCCTTGAAGTCGGACAGGATGCGCTCGCGTTCTGGCTTCGGGGTGTCGCCAGTCACGACCTCTGCGGCGATCCCATACATCTCGCGCAGGATTGTCGCCATGTGGCGGGAATGCTCCACACCAGTGCAGAACAGGAGCCATGAGCGGCGATCCCTCCCGATAGCCATGATCTCCTCGGCGATGGCGAAGTTGTATTCATCAGTGTCGAGGCGGGCCATCAGTTCCGATTCGATATACTCCCCGCCGCGCTTGTGGATGCCTGAGAGGTCATACTTGGTGCCGGTCAGCTTCGAGCGGAGCGGGGACAGGAACCCGCCCAGCACCAACTCCTCGATAGTGACCGGCTTGATGATATCATCAAAGATCGCCGGATCATCGGTGATGAGGCCGTGGCCCAGGCGGTAAGGCGAGGCGGTCAGGCCGACCACCCGCATGTTCGGATTGATCTCCCACAGTTCGGCCAGCAGCGACCGATAGGAGCCGGTGTCCTTGTGGTTGATGAGGTGGCACTCGTCGATCAGGCACAGGTCGATATGGCCGATCCGCTCTGACTTGGAGCGAACAGACTGGACGCCGGCAAAGGTGATCGGATTGCCAAGCTGGCGCCGGCCCACGCTGGCCGAGTAAATCCCGACCGGCGCATTGGGCCAGTGCTGGAGTAGCTTCTCGTAATTCTGCTCAATCAGTTCCTTCTGATGGGTGAGCATGAGGATGCGGGTGTCGGGCCACGACTGCACAGCGTCCTTACACAGTGCGGCGACGATGTGGCTCTTACCGGCTCCAGTCGGTAGCTCAAGGCACGGATGCCCGCTGTTCGACTGGAACCAGGTATAGAGATCGTCAATGGCCTTCTGCTGGTAGGGGCGGAGCATTAGCCCATCACCGCCTTTACGAACTGCGTTGCCGTTTCAGCATCGAGGCCGTTTCCGTAGGCGCGCAGGCGTCCCACTCGCGCGGGAGCCGCATCAGCCAGCGGGAATGTGCCGGGTTCAACCGGCCTCCACTTTCCATCCCGGCAGTAGAGCCAGTCAGCAGCGTTCCGTCCGAGCATAGGCGCATGGGTTGGGCCATTTCCGCTAGGCCCCTGCAAATCCCTCCCATCAAGGGTTCGCCCTTGCGGTCCCCGCTCCGGCTGGTCTGCCCGCCTGTCATTACGTTCGGCGTCGGCCAACCCGCCAGTTCCACTGCGTTCGGCAGTTCGCTGTTCTTGTGCTTCGCGGCTCCCGCCCTGCCCCTGCTGTCCGCTGCCATCGGCGTCGGCCAGCCCGACAAAGTAGAGTCGCTGTCGGATGTGCGCGCCGCCGAAGCCCGCAGCGCACAGATCGCTCGCCCCGAAGGCGTAACCCGCTGTTTCCATGTCAGCCGATACAAGATCGAGCCAGTCGAGAGCAGACGCAACCTGTTCTCCAAGGACGACTGGAGGACGGCACTCCGCGATAAGGTTGAACCAGGTCGGCCAGAGGTGTCGCTCATCATTGAATCCCTTCTGTTGTCCCGCTGCTGAGAATGGCTGGCAGGGGCATGATCCGGTCCAGACAGGAACGTCATCTGCCCATCCGGCTCTACGGAGAGCATGGCTCCACACTCCGATCCCGGCGAAGAAGTGGCACTGTGTGAACTTGCGCAATTCGTCTGGCTGGACATCTACAATACTCCTCTCATCAACTACACCCGGCGCAATATGGCCTGCGGCAATCAGGTTGCGGAGCCACTGCGCCGCATACGGGTCCATTTCGTTATAATAAGCCGTCATCCTACAACCTCCGCATTCGGGAACAATGCCTTCACTTCTGCCACCTCTGGCGAATTGATCGCCGCAGGGTTGGCCAGAATCTCTCTCGACTTCAATCCATCCGGGCCGTTCAGCACCCAGTGGCCGTCGATCAGCCACTCGACATGGCGCCCATCGTCTCTGGGCCTCATCTCCCACGGCACTAGGTCTGGGTGGATGACATGGTTGTCGCATCCCTCATGCTGGAAGTCATCAGGAATCGGGTTGTCGAACACGCCACAGTGGAATGTGTTGTTCGCCATCGGCGTCACATGGCAGCATGTGCGGCAGTTGGCGTGAATATATCTAGCCCAATCATTGCTCATAGCCGCTCCCTCTTGTTTTGCGCTTGAGTGCATCGGTCGGCCCACCTGCAATTCCCCGGCTCGTAATTTCCATTTACGTTGATCCGGTCAAGAGTCTTTCCTTCGGGTCTTTCGCCCATATCCGACAGAAACGCGCCGAAATCATTCCACCGCTCGCATACTGAAATGCCTCTTCCGCCATAGTGGCGGTAATTCCCTGCATTTGGATTGCGGCACCTTGTCATCATGGACGCCCAGCTAATGTATGTCGGAGACAGGCCGCCTCTTGTATGCCCGTGCGTGCTAACAATGGCCCCGACCACATCCCTGTGCAGACACCCGCACGATTGCGTGTGACCAGACCTCAGTTCTGTTCCGGCCACCTGGCACTCCTCGCCGCAATCACATCGGCAGCGCCAAACAATGCTGCGCTTTTTGTTGCTTTGAGGAAGCGCGGAAACTGCAATTAATCTCCCAAAGCGTTGGCCAGCTATGTCGTGGCGAAGGCGCTGATAGTCGCGCGTAGCGCACCCACAGCTTGGCTCCCTCCCATTTTTCAGATGCACTGCGCTAACTATCTTTTCGTTTCCGCAGTCGCACCGACATCTCCATTTGGGATGACGCCCGCTTTTCCGCTCTCCTACAATATCTATAACTGATAGCCTGCCGAACCTAACACCCGGAATTACTTTTTGCGCTGTCATGCTTTACTCCTTGGTCCCTGTGGCAAATTATGCCGTATGCAGGGCATCTTTTACACAGATACCACGTTGGGTCAACAGAAACTGGCGGCGGCATACGCTCAGACAGCGCTATTTTTTTCCCACGCTCAATATACTTGTCGGCCACTTCGTCGTCCCTGGGGACTATCTCGGTATGGATTCTATCGTCGTCTTTGCATACTGCAAAATACAGGGAAAATTGGCTATTGGTCCCCTTGGCATAGCAAGCCATCTGGACATAGTGTTGCCATTTTGACTCCTTGACACCCTTTGCTACAAGGTCATCAAAAGACTTTTTTGAGTGGGTCTTGATCTCAAGGACGCCAGAGCGTTTCTCAATCTTGACCACGCCGTCCAGGCTCCCCGAAACGTGGCAACCAAATATGACCCGGCGCTGGGTTTCAGTCACGACCATCCCGATCTCGCGGAGGTCAGACACGACCCAGTTTTCCTCATGGTGGCCGCGCCGGAACAAGCGGAGAATGCGGCCCTCGAATTGTTCCTGAATGGCCCAGCGAAACGACAGCCAGAGCCATCGGTCGCAGTGGTGCCCAAGCAGGCTGGCCCCCAAGTGCGGCCTAGGCCGGTTGGGGCGCGATGCGTGATAGGCGTCGATCTGTTCAGCTAGTGTCATGTCAGTCCCTAAAAATTGCCCCGGCCCAGCCCAACCCAGACCGGGGCATAGTCTTACTTCTTCATCCAGGGCGGGGTTGCGCCCCCGCTCTGCTGGGTCTGCGGCGTACTCGGGGCCGAGGGCAGGGAGGAACCCTCCAGCGCCTTGAAGCCGCTGACATCATTGCGAGCCTCGTAGCCATCCTTAGCCGGCGAGGTCTTGACCTTGATCTGGAGTTCGCCGCCGATCAACTGGTCGGTGTCCTCCAGCTTGCGAAGGCCAATGGCGCGCATGACTGAGCCAAGCTGCTCCCGGCCAATGCGCTCCGCTTCCGGGTTGCGGTTGCGGATATTGATGTTGGCGAAGATCACGCGGCCCTGCTGGGTCGGCCCAACGATGTCATAGCGCACAGCGATAAGCTGGCCGCTCTGGTCCTTGGTCGGCTTGGCGTCGGCCTTGGTGATCTTGGCATGATACCAGCCGTCAGGCAGCAGATCGTAGGAACGCTCCGATACCGGCATCTGGTCGATGTCGAACGATTCTCCAAGAAAACTCATTACTCTTTCTCCTCAACGATGGAAAACGAAGGCCGGCCCGGTTTGGCGGTGATTGCTTCCGCCAGTGGGCCAGTGATGTCGGGGGCGGTGGCCTTCCATACCGCCATATTGATCTCGGGCTTCCACCGGAACAGGCTGGAGAGGTGGTCAGACAGACCGTTCTCCGAGGCCAGTTCCTGTAGCTTTTCGGCGTCCACCTTGCGGTCGATCCGTCCGGTGATCTTGACGGTAAACCCGACCGGCTTAGCCGTGAATACACCGTCGAGGTTCTCTGGAACCGCCAGAACCGAGATCAGCCGGTCCTCGATGGCGCGGCGCGCGGAGATCGCTCGCTGCTCGGCCCGCTTGGCTTCGGACCATTCTTCCGCCAAGGCTGTGATGTTGCTCACACCCCACCCCCGATCTTACGGATGATGGCGCCGAGGTCTGGAGCCTCCCAGTGGTCGAGCTTGCCGGAGCGGTCCTTGGCGAGCCATGCGCCGTCATCCCGGCACTGGAGGGCGCGCTGGACATTGCCTTCTGCGTCCCGCTCTAGCCGCAGGGCGAGAACCTCATCCAAAAGATATGGCAACCCCTGTGTCAGTGACTTACCCGGCATCGACGGGTTGTAGGTGATCTTGCCCATCTCGTCGGCTGACTTCTCCAGCTTGGCGCTGAAATAGACGTTCTTGCCGGGGAGATCGCGGAAGGCCCGAATAATGTCGGTCATTTGCTCAGATAGGGCGCCATACGCTGCCCGCGCGTCCTTGTTCTCTTTCTTTTCATAACTGAGAACAACCTCGCCGATCTCCGAGATCGAGTCGAGCGCAACAGATGCAAAGTTCTTCGCTTCATCAGACTGGCTCGCCCAAAGAAACGCCTCCTGCAAGTCGGCCATACTGTTAATTTCGATGTATGGCAGATTGGCGTCCTGAATGGAGAGTAGACCGCTCTCGGCGGATAACACGATTGGCGCCGGCAGAGTCGGGATTAAGCTAGTCTTTCCGCTTCCCGCCTGGCCATAGACAACCATCCTCACGCCATTGCCATGAAGGCTGCCTGTATTTTTTATGTTGATCGCCATCATTTTTTCCTTTTATTCTTTGCCTGAGTGGACCAATCAGCCCACCTGCAATTTTCCGGGAAATAGCCCTTTTCAGGGTCTATTCTATCGAGGGTCAGTCCATTATCGTCTCCCATGTCTCTATAAAATTGTTCAAACTTCTGCCATGAATCGCAAACCGTAACGCCGATGGCGCCATACCTACCGTAAGCCCCGTTAGATGGGGTCTGGCAGCGCCGCTTCATTTGCGACCAGATTCTATAAACTCTAGTCCCGTGCATCCCGTGAGTTTTTAGCCGCTCCCCAGTCCCGGCGGCCTTTTCCCTCGACAGACAACCGCAGGAAACCTGCCGACCAGATGTCAGATTCTCTTTCAAAACAGTTCTCTCGGCCCCGCAATCGCAAATACACTTGCAACGCTTCCGCCTACGCCCAGAATTATCCAAGTCGGAAAATTCCCCGATCACCGTCAGCCTACCAAAGCGCATACTTCCTCCATACAATGCACAGTGTATGGCATGTCGGTGCGGCATTGTCAACTCCTTCCCACGGTCGGTCGATCCGGTCGCAGGATGGGGCGGAGTATAAACGGCTGGTTGGTGTGGTCAAGCGAAAAAATAATTTGACAGCGTTTTGGGTCGGTGGCAGGTTGGCGGCATCGAAAGGAGAACTGATCATGTCCAATAAACCCAACTTCCGTGACCCCGTGTTCGTCCGCAGCGACGACACATGCGACGTCAAGGCTTCCGTTGTCGAGTGGGGGGGTGACGCTCTCGGCATCTCGGTCAACATCGAGGGTTCGTCCGGCATCGTCCTAATTAACGCCGAGGACTGGCCGACCATCGTATCTTGCATCAATGCCGAACTTCAACGTGTGCAGTGAGTGTATGGGCCATGACTAACCCCGTCATCATCCGCGCTCGCCAGATTTTCGTGGAGCGCATCAAGCCAGGTCGGGTCCGGGAACGTGGGGCGCTTGGCGGCGCCTACGACGAGGGCACCGACATTCAACAATTCATGAAAGAGGCCGAGGAGCAGTTGCTCCGTGAGCGGCCAGAAACTGTGGAGGAATAAGATGACCTACCCCGACTACATCGTCCAAGAGGCGGATCGGTTGGCTAGCGAGAATGGCGCTTCGTGGCGTCTCGCCCTTTGCCAACTCCTCACGGAAACCGGCTTCAAGGAATCGGAGCCGCGTGACCTGGTGATGGCGCGGCGGATTGCTGACCTTGGGGCGGATTACTTTGAAGGCGACGAAAGCAAGCGCTTTTCTAATGGCGATTACGACTTCACCGGCATTGTAACGAAGGTCCGCGCCCTTCTCCGCGAATACGCAGGAGAGGAAGCATGACCCGCCCCGCAGCCTGGGAGGACTACCTAGCCGGTATTGCACTGCTGGCCGTGGTGTTGGCTGTCCTGTTTAGCGCGGAGGTGCCGGTATGAGTGGCTTCCAAGCTTTTGTGTGCGGCTTCTGCCTTTCGGGCGCTCTGTATTGTGCAGCCCGAGGCGACCGTAGCGGGACCGTTTGGCTGCTACTGTTTTCGGCACTCAACGGCGCTCTGTGGCTAATCCCATGATCGCCCGCTGGTTCGCATCAATCTGCGCTGAATTTGATAAGCAATGGAAGGAATGGTTCTAGCCTAACAAATACCAGCCCACCGCCTTTCAACACCCGACAACGCCAGCGGGTGCGAAGGCCGACCAGCGGAAGTAACAAGCGCGTGGTGGTGACTGGGACATGAAGTCCGTGCGAATGGTCGGCAATGGCGCATTTTTACTCGGGGATCGACATGAAAGAGTTTTATGACCCTTATGCGATGGCAGCGTTTCTCGCCCGTCGCAGGATCGGGATTGCATCTATCATCAAGGCCGTAGAGGCCCGCTTTGGTTACGCGCCATCCAAATACGAGATCGCTCGGATGCGCGGCGAATACGCCATGCGCCGGCAGGAGATCAGGGAAGCCGCCGTCCAGTCGGACGACAAGTATGAATACATGAGCGAGGCAGAGCGCCGCGAAGCAATGAAGGACTTCTGCGACACCCTCCTCCGCGCCCTCTGGGCCAACCACGGGCGGATCATGAAGCACTACAAGGACAATGGCCTGAACGTGGTGATGCCATGAAACTGGATAACCCAATCGAACTCCGCGACGAGGATCGCGGCCCTCCGGATGTCCAGATGATGGAGGCGATGAGCCAAGCTGGCCTGTCCCCGCCCAAGGCGATCCTGATGGACGGAAACCTCCACCGCTTCGACACCGACAAGAAGGGCGACAAGAGCGGCTGGTATGTCCTCTATCCCGATGGCGTCCCAGCCGGTCGATTCGGCTGCTGGCGGCAGGGCATGGATGTGGCATTCCGGGCTGACATCGGGCGCCAGCTATCCGTGGCCGAGGAAATGGCCATCGCGGCTCGCCTGGATAAGGCCCGCCGTGAGCGTGACGCCGAGATGGCGAAGACCCGCGCCGTGGCTGCCGACACCGCAGAGGCGATCTGGGAGAACTGCATCCCCGCCAGTTCCGACCATCCGTATCTCCTCCGCAAAGGGGTGGGCGCCAATGGGGCGAGGGTGACAGGCGATGGCCGGTTGATCGTCCCGCTCTACTCGGCGGACGGCGGATTGTCCTCAGTCCAGTATATCGACCACGGCGGGGCCAAGCTCTACCACCCAGGCGGAAAGACGGGCGGCTGCTTCTGGATGATCGGGTCGCTGGAGAACGCCAAAACCCTCTACATTGCCGAGGGCTTCGCCACGGCGGCTACCGTCCATGAGGAGATCGGCGAGCCGGTCATCGTGGCCTACTCCGCTTCCAACCTCGTCCCGGTGGCTGGGACATGGCGCGAGAGCGTGCAGTTGCCCATCGTGATCGTGGCGGACAATGACGCTGGTGGGACCGGGCGGAAGTATGCCGACCAAGCCGCCGCGAAGTATGGGGTGACAGTTATTGTCCCCCCTGAGCTGGGCGATGCCAACGACTACAAGCAGGCCGGGGGCGACCTCAAGGCCCTGCTCCAGCCGGCAGACGATGGCTGGCTAGTTCCAGCCGATGACTTCTGCCAGCGCCCAGAGCCGATTCGGTGGCTGGTGAAGCACTGGATACAGGATAACGCCCTCGTCATGGTCCACGGCCCGTCTGGTGGGGGCAAGACCTTCTGCGTCCTATCGTGGTGCCTCGCCATCGCGGCTGGGAAAGAGGACTGGTTCGGGCGGAAGGTGCGGCACGGCGGGGTGGTCTACCTGGCTGGTGAAGGGCATCACGGCCTCAAGGCCCGTATCGCCGCGTGGAAGCGCGACAACGGGGTCGATGGGGTCGATATGTGGGTGTCCCGGCACGGCTGCGACCTCAATACCCCGGCGGGCTACGCAAAGGTCGCTGCGGCCATTCGTGGGCTGCCAGAGGTGCCGTCCGTAATCGTGGTTGATACGCTCCACCGCTTCCTGCTGGGCGACGAGAACAGCGCACAGGACGCCAAGACCATGCTGGACGCCTGTGCGGCCCTGATGATCGAGTTTGGCTGCACGGTGATCCTCGTCCACCACACTGGCGTCTCAGAGGAGGCCCAGCACCGTGCCCGTGGCTCGTCAGCATGGCGAGGGGCGCTAGACATCGAGATCAGCATTGTCCCCGCCAAGGACGACAGGCCGATAGAGATCGTCCAACGCAAGTCCAAGGACGCCGAACTGGCGCACTCGATCTGGGTCGAGTTGAAGCCTGTGGACCTGCCTGGGTGGGTCGATGACGACGGCGATCCTATCGGCAGCGTGGTCGTGGTTGAGGCAGATGCTCCAGCCAAGGCGGAGAAGAAGTCGAAGATCGCAAGCTTCGAAAAGATGTTTGTGACCGCTTGGGAGGAGACAGGTAAGGACGTTCTGGATGGTAATCCCTATGTGTCGCGAGCCGGGATGCAGCGCTACCTGACCGAGAAAATGGGCATGAGCGAGGCTGCCGCCAAGCAGGCCATGAAGCCGAGCGAGGCCGGTCGGTTCATCGGATCGCTACTCGTTTCGAGCATCATCCAACCCCATTTTCATGGCTGGATTGTGGTCGATGAGGGGACGGCTGGTTCGATGACGGCTGCGAGGTGAGGGTACAGAGGGTACAAAGCTTGGGTACAACTTGTACCCTCGCTTTTCATCAATAAAAACATGATGTTACGAAGTCGGGTACAAAAGAGGGTACAAGAAATGGGGCAAAAAGCGTCGAGGGTACGTACAGTACAAAAACCTTTAGGTTTTGTACCTTGTACCCGACATGCTCGCGCGAGTACCCGGACTTGACAGGTGGCGATGGATTTGGCAGATTGAGATTGTTGAAAGGAGGTGTGAGATGACGATTGATTGGACTAAGCCGATACAGGTTGCCGCGACCGACTGGGGGCAGGGTGTGATTCCAGCCATGGTTGGCGGCAGCGATGAGGACTCGGTCTCGGTTGTTGTGGCCGGCCCGCACAGAGTGGAGAGCGGCGCCGAAGATTGCGGAGCCGGCGAGGTTTGGAGTTTTTGGAAAGACACTGGCAAGTGGTGCTACGGCGATGAAGCCGCCATCCGCATCGAGAACGTGCCGGAGGCGACCGCGCACCAGGTTGGCGGTAATCACTACACCGACTGCGCGATCCAGCCGATTGACTACATCACCAAGAACGGGCTGGGCTTCTGCGAAGGGAACGTGGTGAAATACATCACCCGCTGGCGGAAGAAGGGTGGCGTTGAGGATTTGAAGAAGGCCCGCCATTATATTGATCTGCTCATTGAGGCCGAAGGCAAGGAGTGATAGTATGACTGACATGACGACATATGTGATCCCGCAGCGCGATGTGTTCGGTTTCTACTCGGGCAAGCCATACCTGGCGCTCGATGCCGACGACAACCACGTTCTGGTGGAGAACGAGGATGGCGTGGTTTACGCCTTTGACAGAATCCATGATGAAAGGTTCCAGTTTGTGGACACGCTTGATGTGGTGGAACGCCCGACCGACCGCGACATGTGCAACAAGTATCAGCGCGACGTAGCCTACCTTGAGGACGAGGTGTGCGAGCTTGAGAGCGTGATTATCGCAATGGTGCGGGAGAAGTATCTTGAAGCCCGATGAGGCGATCTGTGCCAATTGCGTTTTCTACGTGAGTTCGAGCAGTGGTAAGCACGGGTATTGCCGGGAGGCACCGCCCGTGTTCACCAATATCGACCCGGAGAGCGGGTTCGCTCGCTTCTGGAACCCTGTGGTGAACCCGAATAACTGGTGTGGTAGGTTTGCTGAGGGCTGGGACTGATGCTCGCTATGGCGGTGGACACTGACTTTGACGTCAAACTCCGCCGCCTGGCGGAGATGCCAGACCTGATTGTCAAGTCGGTCCGAGCCGCGCTGTCTGACACCGTGGATGATCTCCACACCCGTGAGCTTATGGAGATCGAGCAGGTCTTCGACCGGCCAACGCCCTATGTGAAACGCGGCGTCAAGAAGAAGTATCCCGGCAAGGCTGGGGTGCTTAACGCCGGTATCTACGTCGAGGAGTGGCCCTTCGGGCACTCGCCGGCTGATATTTTGCGCCCGCACATCTTTGGCGGAACCCGTCGCATGAAGGGATCGGAGCGTAAGCTGGGTGGCCAGTGGTCAGCGATGGGCAATGCCTATCCCAAGAACCAGTATGGCAACATCCCTGGTGGGCGCTACACCCAGATGCTCAACGAGGTTGGTGCGCTCTTGGACGTTCCGACGACCAAGAGGACGGCAGCGGAGAAGCGGGCCAAGAAGGGCTGGCAGTTCTTCATTGTTCGCAACGAGAGCGGGCAGCCCATCGGTGTTGGCGAGAAGCGCGGCAATGCCGGGGTCAAGCTGATGCTGACTTTTACGCGCCAGCCGCAGTATCAGAAGCGGTTCAACTACTTTGAGGTGGCGGAGCGCCAAGTGGCCTACAGCCTGCCCCTCCACTTCAACCGGATCATCGGTCGGTATATGTCGAGGTTGTGATATGAAGAAGATTGCGCTTGTGCTTGCCCTCGCTCTGATCTCGTCGCCGGCCAAGGCCACGGCGAATGACGAACTTTGCGAAACCCTAGGCGTCATGGCGGCTGGGATAATGGCCAAGCGGCAGGCTGACGGCATGTATGGCGAGATGATGCGCGCGGCCAAGGTGCCTGATGTCTTCTCTGGCGTCCTCCAGATCATGGTGGAGCAGGCGTTCGAGGAGCCGCGTTACTACAGCCGTGAATACATCGAGATCGCTGTGGCCGAGTTCTCGAACGGCTGGGTCCGCGCCTGCTACCGGAGCGGGGAAGGGTCCACGAAGGGTCCACGCTTGACAAAGGGCAAAAAGAGGGGGTAGGGGGTATCCATTAACTGATGACATGAGTTTCTGGATATGAACGACAACCTCGATCCGACCAGCCGCAACCACGCCGAGGCGCTGGCGCTTCTCAACGATCTCTACCTTATCCTCTCCAACATGGAGCGCGAAGGCGTCGATAAACCCGGCGCCGACGGCGAAGGCGTGTATCAGCCTGGCTTCTGGGCGCGGGAGTGCGCTAAGGTGCTGGGGATCAAGGCGCTCTGAAATTTTGATCCATAAATCGCACCGGGGTCATTTTTGATCCGAGAAGCGTATGGGGGTTAGCCCCGGCCCATATCCCCCGCCCCGGCGGGGGTAAATTTTGGCTTGCAAAACCGAGGGGGGGTCATTTTGTTCTCCCCCGTTCCACTTTCGTTCGCGGAACGTTCCGTCTGTTCAGGAAAACCGGCCTGGACCTGAACGGGCTTGGCCTAGCCGCCTAGAGCCGCGCCCATTGCCAGATTGCGCCAGTATATAGAGCCGCACCATGTCGCCATGACGTGCCCGGCAACTTTTTTTATTTTTCCGCTTGACGCGATAAAATGACGGGTCTAGGGTGACTGCATTGGAATTGAGAAAGGGAATTGAAATGCAGACTTTCCTAAATTGGCTTCCGGTTTTCTTGCTTGCTGGCAATTGCGCCATTTTGGCTTATTCGATTAACCGGCAATGGCGCGGCCTAGACTAATGCCCGCCATGCTTATCGCCCTGGTGGCGCTATCGTTTTTGGCTTTTATGTTTAACTAGAGGATTTGAGGCAATGTCACACCACATCGCTTTCACGCGCGTTTCCAGCAACGCTAAAACCGGGCCGATTCCGGTCACCACCACATCAGAGGAAACTTGCCCCACATCCTGCCCGCTTAAGCGCAATGGATGTTATGCCGATGCAGGTCCGCTTGCCCTATTCTGGCGCAAGGTAACCGAAAAGCGCGCTGGCCTGGCCTGGTCCGATGCAATGGGCAAGATTGCCGCGCTTCCTAAGGGAACGCTATGGCGGCACAATCAGGCGGGAGACTTACCCGGCGAGGGTGACGCAATTTCTGCCTTTCATATGGGCGAGTTGATCCGGGCCAATAAGGGCAAGCGCGGGTTTACTTATACTCATAAGCCAATGAATAGCGCGCGTAACATTGAAGCCGTGCGCGCAGCGAATCAGGAAGGGTTCACTGTCAACCTATCCGCCGACAATTTGGCAGAGGCAGACAAGCTAGCCGATATGGCGATCGGGCCGATTGTTGTCGTGTTGCCAGCCGAACGAACGCGCGCGACGGTTACGCCTAAGGGGCGCAAAGTGGCGATCTGCCCGGCCACCATATCGGACAATGTGACTTGCGCGGATTGCGGCCTTTGCGCCCTAGTCAATCGCAAGGCAATTATTGGATTTCCGGCTCATGGCGCAAGCAAGCGCAAAGCCTCAAACGTAGCAATGGGAGTATAAGGCAATGACTGGATTTGTAATCACAGATAAGACGCCGGGCGCGCGTTACAATCGCGAAGCTGTCGACCATGCGATAGCATCACACAATCGCTACAGGCGGGCCAAGATTGGCAAAAAGGAAGCTGCGCTAATTCATGCACTTTTGAAAGGGCGAGAAAGTGAACAAGCTTAAGCAAGAGCGCGCCCGGCTAGGGCTAACGCAAGAAGAGCTGGCCTGGCGCATAGGTCTAAGCACAAGACAGTTGCAAAGGCTTGAAGCTGGCGCTAACGTCAAGAAATCGATAATTCTAGCAGTAGAGAGGGTTGGACAATGCGATATGTAATTGGTTTTGGCTTTGGTGTGGTCCTGATGATAGGCGCGCTTGCTATACTATTCCCCGCGCCAGGCCTAGTAGGATATGGTTGCGAGGGCGCAGGTGGCCCGATCTACGCATACGAAGAGAGTGACTTCCCTTTTTGTGAGAGGATAGAGCCGCGCTAGGGCATGGCGCCTAACACAATCGAATGAGACTAACCCCGCCCCGCGCGGGGTTTTTCTTTGCCTGCTAGGTTGACGTTTACGTAAGCGTAAAGCCCTATCGCATAGGGCGCCTCTGAGCATAGGGCTATGGGCTTGGCTACATGGGCATGGGGGCGGGCGATGGACGCGCTCAGCTGGCTTCCCAGGGCATCCTAGAGGCATTCTAGGGGGCGGGGGCATCGGGTCCTTCCGGGGGCTGGCAGGGGGCGGGTGATTCGGACCCCGACTTCGTGGCAGAGTCGTTAATATTGAGAGCCATTTTCCTGAACAACATTCTAAGCCCTTGCCATCTCCGACACGCGGGTCTATTCTCGGACCCATTATGGAATCTGAGAAAACCCGCAAACCAACCACTGGCGGCGTCCTGCTCGGGTCGAGCTACGACGAGGCGCGCACTCGCAAGATCAACGCCGAGGCAGAGATCGCCGAACTGGAGCTTGCGCGCATCCGCCAGACGCTGTGCAAGACCGAGGATGTGGTGAAGGCGTGGGAGAGCGTTCTCCACGCCTGCCGCGCCAAGTTCCTGTCGATGCCATCCAAGATGGCGCCCGTGCTGGCGAATGTGACGGACACTGCGGTCATCAAGGATCACCTGGAGAACGCCGTCCGTGAGGCCCTGGATGAACTGGCGAACTACCAGCCGTCCGTCGATCCGGTGGCAACCGGCACTGCCGTCCAGCCGCAGGAAGGCGAGGCTCCGCCGAAAAAGCCAGTGGGCAGGCCGCGAAAGATTAGTAGATTAAAGGAGTAGGTATGGAAAAGCTAAATGCTAATGATTGGACTGTCAGAGACATTGCCTCTTGGGCGGAGGCGAAGGAGTTTGTTGCAGGGTTTCACTATAGTAAGGGGTGCAGCAACACTAGGGTATACGCCCACGGGCTTTATCGCGCTGACTCCGACGTTTTAATGGGAGCGGCGATTTGGCTGCCGCCGACTAGGGTTGCTGCGGAAAGTGTCAACAAGGAGAACTGGACTAGGGTTCTTTCGTTGAGTCGGCTAGTCGTCCACCCGGACGTTCCGGCCAATGGCGCCAGTTTCTTGATGGGGCGCAGCATAAGGATCATCCGAAGCATTGGGAAGTGGAGGCACTTGGTCACATACGCCGACGAGTTTATGCGGCATACTGGCGCAATATATAGGGCGACAAACTGGGAATATGTTGGCATCACTGGTGGGTCGGTGAGATGGGAGGATGCCAATGGCAGGCAGATCGCCAGAAAGTCTACGGTCTCCCGCACAAGCCAGCAGATGCTGGATATGGGTTACAAAAGAATAGGAACTTTCAAAAAGCATAAGTTTGTCATGCACATATGACCGAACTCGATCCCTCGATCCGGGCGGGCGCCCTCACCCAGCTTGCCGTGGCGATGAAGCGGCTGACCCCGCCCCCGCGCCTGAGCGTGGCGGAATGGGCTGACCTTGAGCGCCGGCTGGACTCTCAGTCATCGGCGGAGCCGGGGCGGTGGTATACCTCTCGGGCCGAGTATCAGCGCGGGATCATGGATGCCTGCTCGGACCCGGCGGTGCGAGAGGTGGTGGTGATGTGCGGGACGCAGAGCGGCAAGTCCGAGGCGATCCTGAATACCATCGGCTACCACATGCACCACGACCCCTGCCCCATCCTGGTCATGCAGCCCACGCTCGACATGGCAATGGCGTTCTCCAAGGACCGCGTGGCGGCGGGCCTGATTAAACCAACCCCCGCTCTGCGTGGGCTAGTCAAGGACAGTAAGGCGAAAGATGCAAACAATACGACTCTGCATAAGGTCTTTCCTGGTGGGGCCTTGTCTCTCGTTGGCGCTAATAGCCCTTCTAGCCTTGCTTCTCGTCCGATTCGTATCGTGCTTTGTGACGAGGTTGACCGATACCCCGCTTCGGCTGGTGAGGAAGGCGATCCAATATCTCTGGCAAAGCGGCGCGCAGCCACCTTCTGGAACCGGAAGATAATTCAGGTTTCGACCCCAACCAACCGGAACGCGAGCCGGATCGAGGCGTCCTACGAGGAGACAGATAAACGCAAGTTTTATGTCCCCTGCCCGCATTGCGATCACGCTCAGACCCTCAAGTGGGCGCAGGTCCAGTGGGCAGACGGCAACCCTAAGACCGCCCGCTACTACTGCGAGGAGTGCGGCAGCGGCTGGAGCGAGGCAGAGCGGCATCAGGCGGTGTCGAGGGGTGAGTGGATCGCTACGGCCCCGTTCAATGGCGCCGCTGGCTTCTGGTTCAACGCCCTCTATTCGCCGTGGGTCGATCTGGTCGATACGGTCGAGGAGTTTCTGGCCAGCCGAAAAGACCCGATGCGGCTCAAGACCTTCACCAATACGATTCTAGCGGAGACTTGGGAGGAGCGCGGCGACCAGGTTGACGACTACGCGGTCGCCAAGCGCAAGGAATCCTACCCGGCGATGCCGGAGGATGTGGTCCTGCTGACTGCTGGCGTGGACGTTCAGGATGACCGGCTTGAGGTCGAGGTGGTCGGCTGGGGTTCCGGGGAGGAATCATGGCAGATCGACTACCATATTCTCTACGGCGACCCGTCCAGCCCCCGTATCTGGTCGCAACTGGACGAGATAATTCTCAAGACCTACGACCACCCGACCGGCGAGGAGATGCTGATCCGGGCGACCTGCGTTGACTCCGGCGGTCACCACACTCGGGCGGTCTACAACTACGCCAAGACCCGCGCGGGCCACCGGGTCTTTGCCATCAAGGGCGTCGGCGGCGAGGGCAAGCCGATTATCGGGCGGGCGAGCCGGAACAACGTCGGCAAGGTGCCGCTCTACGCGGTCGGCGTCGATACTGCGAAGGAATTGCACTATTCCCGGCTGCGGATCGAGGAGGCCGGCCCAGGCTACTGCCACTTCCGGGCCGAGCGGGACGACGAATACTTCCGCCAGTTGACCGCCGAGAAGCGCGTCACGACCTATCACAAGGGCTATCCAAAGCAGGCGTGGGTCAAAACCCGCACCAGAAACGAGGCTTTGGACGTTCGGGTCTATGCAATTGCTGCTTTCCATGTCCTAAATGTCAACATGGATAGCGTTGTGCGCCGGTTTTATGCTAATGTGGAACGCAAGGTTGATGCTTCGCGTCCAAAGGTGGCTGAAAAGCCGCATCCTCTGGCCGATCCCAAGAAGCTGGTGCCGAAGCGCGGTGGTTTCGCTAATAACTGGCGATGAGGGTAGATGGCAAATCTTTTCGATACGGATAATGCACCGACCAGTGAGCCGACCGAGGTCACTGTCGGCAGCTATATCCAGTGGAAGCGGCCAGACCTGTCTGCCGACTACCCGACTGCGGACTACAGCCTGATCTATATCATGCGCATTCGCGGCGGCGGCGCCACCGAGATCACGATTACCGCGTCCGAGGTGGCCGGCGAGTATATCGTGCAGGTGCCGAGCGCGACCAGCGCCTCATGGGTGGCGGGTGAGTATCACTGGCAGGCTGAAATTCAGCGGACCAGCGATTCCTCGCGCGTCTTGGTGGATCGCGGCGACATCACGATCAAGCCAGACCTTGACGACAACAATACCGACCCGCGCAGCCATGCCGAGATCATGCTCGACAAGATTCAGTCGCTGCTGGAGGGCCGCGCGGACAAGGATGTGTCGAGTTACAGCATCAATGGTCGCTCGATTGCCAAGATGAATATCTCGGACCTCCTCCAGTGGCGGGATTATTACCGCAAGGAGGTCATCAAGGAAAAACGTGACCAGGCGATTGCCAATGGCAAGCCCGTCAAGACCACCGTAAAGGTCCGCTTCGTATGAGTTTCTGGCGAGAAGTCCTCGGCCTTGGCGCCCCTGCGACCAAGAAGGCTCCGTTCCGCAAGCGCAGCGCCTACCATGCGGGCGAGGTTAGCCGCCTGTTTGCCGATTTTCAGGGCACCTACGGCTCCGCTGACGCCGATCTTCGCGGCGACCTGGTGCTTATGCGCAACCGCGCCCGCCAGATGGCCCGCGATGACGTTTACGTAAAGCGGTTCCTCGAACTGCTCGAAACCAACGTCATTGGCGATCAGGGCATGGTCCTACAGGTCAAGGCGCGCGACACCGCCGGCGGAATGGACGTTATCGGCAACCGGATCGTCGAGGATGCGTGGACCGTGTTCGGTCAGGTCGGTAATTGCACCGCTGATGGCCTCATGTCGATGGTCGATCTGGAGAAATATGTCGTCCGCACGGTCGCCCGTGACGGCGAAGCCTTCGTCCAAGTCATTCGCAATAACTCTTTCGTCCACGGCATCGCCT